TTTACTATAGGCCATGTTGGTTTAATAACAATCAATTCTGGATTGACAGCCAATGACAATGAATCTAATGTAGACCAATTTCCAGCTACGTCGCCAACAAATTCACCTACACCACCCCAAAAAGTTTGTCTTGATCCAATTTCCTTTTGTTCTTCTATTTTTTTTCTTGAACTTAAAACTGCTTTTTCTTCAAGCATGTCATAAGTTAATCCTTGAAATTCTGGCTCTGGAAATAGATCTGGATTTTGCTTAATATAATCTAGAGTGTTATTGATATATTTTGGATAATCTCGATCTGCCCATGCATATTGATTTCTAGAGTCAGCACCAAACATACTTACTCTATCTAAATCTGATACTTTAGATCTATCAATAACTTTTTGTCTTAATGGTGCAAACACTTCATCAAGTGCTATTGTTCTTGATTCGCTACCCAATACATATGAGGATGCAGCGTCATAAGCAGCACTCATATTTTCAAATGGCCCAGTGCTTTCTCCACCTAAAACAGACTGGTTGGATAGGTATGGCTGTATATTTATATCTCTATTAATAATGCCCATTAAATACGTTTCTCGCTTTTAAGCTTCTTGTATAAAACATCTATGTTAATATATAAAGGTGATCCGCCTTTAAGAATAAATGGGCTATCATCAATAGTAAGCATATAATTGTCTTTGCCAGCTGGAATTAATTTAGCATCTTTAATCTTATCAGATGTATATTCTTTGCCATTTTGCGCAAAAAGTCCGTTAGTATTTGCGCGATTTGCAAAATTATCAGAAGCATATCTTAAGTCTGCAATAGTAGCTTTATCCATTAAATCTTCAAAGTCGTCTTGCGGAACTGAGTTTGGTATAATAACTTTTTCTTTGTTATATTTAACAACGCCACCATAGTATTTTCCATCTGCTCCAGATGTGCGGCCAGAAGCTTCTTGTAGTTTTTCCCCATACACTGTGCCATTAAATGCAGAAAGATTATTGCGCATAGCATACTCAGCATATAATGCATCTGCTGTTTTAACAACATCATTATAACTTTCTGGTGCAGCATAAAATGCACTTCCAATATTATCCTTGATAGCAATTTGTTTTTGTGTTGCTTCTTCTACAGGCTTATATCCAGATTTAAGAATCTCTTGGCCTTTAGCAGCGTTACGAATAATAATGTCATTAGATTTATTTGCATAAAGAACACCCATGTGAGCAGATACTGGATCTTTAGGGGATAACTGTTTAAATACTTCTGATGATCCATTGCCAAATGATTTAGCAATACGTCCAAGCATAGCTACTTTTTCATCTGGCTTTGCTGCATCTAATTGCATTTGTAATGATTGCACTTCGCCTTCATCTAGATATTTTGGCTTAACTTGATTCATTGTTGCAAATTGATTTACAAGTTTTATTCTGTTATCTGCTTGATCTTGGAATTCAGAATCTGGTGCAGCAAAGTTTAATGATGTAGCTCTAAATGCATTTTGTGTTTTCATTGTAGCTACAAGATCTTTTTTAATGTTAGTATTAAAGTTCTCGTTAGACTTCTTAATGAATGAAAATACTTGCCAATTTTCAGCAGTCATATTTGGACCAATCTTAGCCAGCATAGAATCTTCATATACTTGTCTGTCAGCCATGCTCATGCCATTAAGCTTGTTAAATTGATCTAGCTTCATGTTAAATGCAGTAGCTGATGCTTTTGTAGCACTGTCTGGTTTTAATGAACCACTATTATTAATAAGCCATTGAGATAGTTTTGCATCTGGCTGAACTCCATTTGTAAGCATATCATTAGCTGCACTTAGTTTAGATGCATATTGACGATCAAATTCCTCTGCCCCAGCGTTCTTAATACGTAATTCTTTTAATACAAAATCCCTAAGATCATCTTTTTGATCTGGTGTTTTATCTGCCCAAAATGCTGTCCATTTACCAGCTTTACCTTTTGCTAATGCTTGCATAGCAGCGCCTTCGCTACCAAAAGAGCTAGCCATATCCTCTGCAAATTTATTATTGATTGCATATTCTAATTGTTTGCGTAATTGATTATTGTATGCTTGTTGATGAGATCCTTGTTTGAATGTAAGATCTCCATCTTGCAATTTTGCATCTAACAATCCTTTAATTACAATTGGATCATATTGATTAACAAGATCCTTCTCAAACATTTTAGTTAAGCTGTTCATCGTATCTGTAGCCATTAAATCTATACGTGTTCTAGCTTGCTTATCAAGCTCGTTTAAAGCGCTCTTGTAATATGTATTAGCATATGACTTTAATTTAGCATCATAAGCCAATCCAGTTTCTACATCTATCTGGCCTAATACATTTTTTTGTGGCTCAATAACTGAGTTAAGTGCTTCTTTAATGTCATTTGGATTTGTTAGTTCACCATCTTTAACTCTTTTATCTACATCTTCAAAGTGAGTATAAGCAATATTAGTAAACTCTGATGACGCTTGTTGAGCATAAACTTTCTTAAGCGTTTCATTAAATATTGTGCCACCTTTTAAGTCTTTAGCAATAGGATTGCTATTGTTCTTTTGGGCGTCAATAAGTTGTTCTTGAGTAACAGGGTTATCAAGGCTATATTTAGCAGCTGACTCTATTGCATATTTCTTGCCAATATCAGTAGTAATGCTAGTCATTTGATCTAATGCAGCGCCAATGCGTTTATTTGCATTAAGTTGCTCTTGCAAATCTACTGGCTGAATATTAGGCATATCAGCATAAACTAGATTTGCTCTTTGATAACGTGGACTATCTGCCATAACTTTTCCTTAAGCTGTTTTCAATGTGCTATATAAATAAGCTGCTTTGCCAACACTTGCAAATGCATCATAATAAGATCCGGTAACAGCTTTTTCTGATGCTGCTGATAACATACTGTTTTGTATTTGACCATATGTTCCAGATGTTGCAATGTTTTGCTGGATAGTTTCCATGTCTTGACCAGCATATTTTGCATTAACATCCATAAGCAATGCGCTTGATCCTTCAAAGCTTTTAACTCCACCAGCATAACCACGAGCTGCTGCTGATGCATTAGATTGCATCAATCTTCTTAATACGTCATTACCTTGTCTTGTAAGATTAAGTCTATCATTTTGCACTTTTGCTTGTAATTGTAATTGTTGTAGTTTATACATACTAGCTTGTGTTTGACCAGCCTGTATAGCATTAACACCTTGCAATGCTTGTGTTATGGGAGAGATAATCTCCATGTATGGTTTAATAGCACTAAAAGCACTACTAAGACTACCAAAGAATGATGGTGTTGATGATACCAATATTGATGGCACAACAGTTGATGCCGCAATAGGCGCAGCTGCTGCCGTTCCAGCCCAAAAAGCTGTAGAGCCAAAGGCTGTGGTTGCTGCCGTTGCTGCTGCTGTTGATCCGGCTATGGCTGGTGCTGCTGCTAAAAAACTCATATCATGTCCCCTGGTGAACTGCTACTTTATATTCCATACCTAATAAGGTAAACTTTAATGGTGCGCTCTGAGTAATGGTAATCTTAGCTTCATTACTATACCCTAGAATTCCGTTTAATACTTTAGTTCCTGTAAATTCTGGCACATCTGCATCTAATGTAGATGGCGTATCAAATGATCTAAATGGAATTTCAATGCCATTTATTACCATATTCTGCGTTTCCAATACTAACGCATTAACTTCAACAATACGCTTTTTAAAGCCAAGTCTTGTGCCAGCTTGAATTTTTAAATCAATAGGCATTGTAGTAGCTTGCACTGTAATTGGCAATCCTACTTCATAAGAAGTTGTAGATGATCTAGGAAATGTTACTGTTCCTCCAGCTGCTACTGTTTGGTTAGCTTGCACAATACCATCTAATATGACATTAACTTCTTTGCCAACTAAATGGCTCATAGACACTGACGCTGCTGCACCGCCTGTTTTAGCACTGTCTGTTAATAATGGATGCTCTACTTTTTCTACATAGTATTGATCTACGCCAGATATGGTTCTTTTAATAACTGTATAAATTGTAGTAAGATCTACGCCAACATCAATAAATGATCCTTGAGCCGTTACAAGTTCTGATGGAGCTATAACATTTTGTGATCTCATTAATGAGTATGATGCTAATGTTCCATCATCACCATTTACAATAAGAAGCAAATCATTTTCATCTGTATCTACTGCACGCCTTAATGCCATACGCTTAGGTGTTTTTAATAGATGCCCAGATAATAGAGATATCTTTGATGTAACATAAGTAAGTTGTGTATCAGAATATGCAATTTCAGATAATGATTTACCTTGTCTTTGCACAAATATAACACCACCTTCAAGTTGCTGCACTCGTATGCCAGGTTTACTTCCATTACGGCTAGTAGACTGCACAAAGAATGATAAAGGTGTAATGGGTTCTAGGCCAGATTGTGGCACATAGAACTCGCCACCAGTTGTAAAGATAGTAAGATCTCGGCCAGAGATAATATCTGTAATAGCATTAAATGTATTAGTATCCAATGTAGCTTCTAAAGCGTCATCATCTAAACCTTCTGTTGGTTCAAAGTCAAAGAACAATCCTACAATAGATCCCCAAATAGTAGATGGTCTTGATCTAGATCCGCCAAAATATAAACGACCTTGATGGAATGTTACTGTTCTAGGCCAACCTTTTGTTAATGACCAAACATCTTCATAGCCAGACTCAACATCCCAATTACCATTAGCAACAGCTGTAGTGTCAAAGAATGGAAATTCTGTAACTACATTAACTTCTGTGCCAGATAAATATTGAACTATTTTTGCGCGGCCTTGTGGTTCAGCATTAATATATTGACCAACGCTTCCAGCAGAAAAAACACTAGACGATGCGGTAATTTTAATTTTGCCAGAAATAGCTGATGGAGTAATTGTTCCAGCTGGATTCGTATATGCTAATGTAAATGCATATTTAGGAATGCTATCAAAAGTTAATGCTGATGCCGTCCATGATGAATCAGATGCTCCACGAACAATCTTTACTGGTTGCATATCTTCATGTGTAAGAATTAATGTGTCGGCAGATTGAGTCCATGATATTTCATTTAATCTTGGACCAAATAATCCAACGCTAGATGTATTTAAGTAATTAAGTCCAGTGCTATTAATGTTTGTAATTAATGCACCATTCTTATAAATATACGCTTGATTATTAATCAAACACAACATGTAACTATCAGATGTTGAAAATTCAAATGGAACAAGTCTAACACCAAGATCTGCTGAATTATATATTCTGTATACAGATGTATTGTTTGGAGTTGTTGTCCATGCAGTTGATACAGTAGCTACCTTAGTAGATCCAACATATGATGTTATTTGTCTTGTTTGTCCAGAGCCAGTGCCACTAGTTATTGTGATATACATATAACTATAAAAACTATTAGACGCACTTGCGCCAGATGCTAATGTAATTGTGCTTGCTGCTCCAGCTTGAGCTGTTCCTGTTGCAAATGTATCAGATATTGAAGGTAAAGAATTTATATAACGTGTGCCAGATCTGCGCGTAATTCCACCTTGTGGCTGACAGAATACATTTTGAGCTGTTTCTAATGCATTCTCATAAGACTTTAAATCAATACGCGCTCTTAATAGTGGATCTAATTCGCCTGTAGTGAAGTTTGTTTGGACTGTAACAAAGCGAGCCATTAATACCTCACATTAATCAATGAGAAGTCTTGTATAGCGTTTACTGGTTGTCCTTGACCATCAATATTCATAGCTTGACGCATATAGCCACCACGACCATTTTCGCCTGGTGATCCTGTAGCTACACCTTGCCAATATTGAGCCTTATCTACTTGGTCTGTAATAGGCACACATAAATGCCATGCCATCATATATTTAAGTAATTGAATAAAATAGACAGGCATATTTGGTTCTGTCACTGAGTATTGATAATCTACCCATACTTCTTCGTAGTTAGTTAAAACTTTATCGCCCATAATTCTGTAGTCATTTCTAACAGGCGATCCTACTTCATTAGCATCATAGACTGCTCTTGGTGAGCCTAATCTATCGGATGGTAGTTGATATTCGTATTTGTATTCGGTAACTGGTGTAGTGACCAGTCTAGCACATTGAACTTTTTTAAATGAGAATGACCATGGATAAATCATCAACGCTTGATCTCTTATGTCAAAATAAAGACGATCACATGTAGATGACTCATCAGTGCCTTCTGTGAATGAAGAAATAGGCTTTGCGCCTAATAATATTAGTGCATCAGAACAAACTGATAATGCTGAATCTCCAGCTGCCATACTCTATCTCCAGATGTGAGAATAAGGTGAGCGCATAAACGCCCACCTTACCCAAGTTACTTACTGCAATACAGAGTATTAATCTGTATCTGTTGCTGTTACTGTTAAACCATCAGATACGTCTACAACACCAGCAGATGAATTTGATACTACAAATACAATGCTCATTGTAGGAGTTGCTGAATCGTAAACAAAAATGATGTCGCCCACTTTTAAAAGTGAAGAAGCATCATTAAAGTAAGCAGATGTGTTTACTGTAGCGATTGCGTCAGCACTAGTATATGTCCAAATTTGCGGAGCATTACCAGCTTTTGATTGACCGCCAGCAGCGTTTAAACCAGTTGATGAATAAGCCATTTAGTATCTCCTTAAATTAAGATTCACGGCATGTGAGTTGAACAATACCCTCAGCATCGATAGCAGTTGCAGTCGCAGAGAATACAGCATTCACAAGGAATGAAGTTTTTTCTGGAATGTAATTGATTTCTGTGCGAGGAGCGATACCTTCTGCGTAGCCAACAGAGTCTTTATGGAATGCAAAAACTTTGCGATCTAAAGAACCATCAATTGGTAAACCACCTTCTGAGCGATCACCCAATAAATGGAATGTAAAGCCTAAGAAAGTATTGAGTTCACCAGCTACTAAAGCTTTAACTGTATTAAAGTCAGAAGAAGTTACTGCTGTTTCTGAAAGTAATGAAGCTAAGTTGTTGCCATGAAGAACAATGTGACGACCTTCTGGTGGAACGTTGTTTTTGTCTAATAGACGTTTAGCTTCACGTAGTTTTGATACGCTTAAATTAGTGTCTGAACCACCGATATCGTTAGACACTGTTAATGATGTTGATGAGTTTACAAGCGCATCAATAATCATTTGGTCTTGACGACGGCCAATAGCGTTAGATACTAATTGCACTAACTCTTGTCTTTCGTCAAAGTTTACTTTTTGTTGCATAAAGATGTCAGAATATTCTGCTGCATTCCAGTCTGCTAAAGTAGCAGTTACTTGACTCCAGCCAGCATTCAATGGTGATACATCTGTTTGTGGGATTCTTAAAGTAGCAACGCCTTTGCCTACTTTAGGAAATTTTACTACTGATCCTTCAACACCGCGTCTTTGGCGAACTGCACCAACTAATTTAGCCTTACCTTGGTAAGCCTGTTTAACTTCGGCATCAAAGAGGGTTACAAAAGCATTAGATAATCCAATAGCCATGTTATTCTCCTAGAATTGATAAAAAATAAAGTTTATCGCTTTGGTTAGCCAGACGTTCTGGGCCGTTGCTTGCTATTTACGATAGCCAGACGACAAGACGACTTGTGTGAAGGGTTGCGAATGCAATGAGCCTTGAGCAGTTTTTAACAGATTTTTAAGAGTTTGGCAAGTGTTTTATGCAAAAAAAAGCCCACAATTAAGTGGGCCTAATTTATTACGGAGATTACGTTCCAAATGATGCTTGAAACATTTTCTCTACTTTTTCTCTGTATGCTGGATCAGTATTGTATTTTGGATCTCCAACCATAGCATATAACTCTGTTTTAGATGGTGCGTTACCTACTGGAGCGCTATCTGTTGGAACTCTACCTTCGTATGCAGCTCTAACTTTTTCTAAAGCAGCTATGCCTTTAGCTGTGCCACCCATAACTTCGAATTCCTCAAAGTCATCTTTACCCCATACGCCTTTATGAACAAGACTTGTTCCCCATTGCACAACGCTTTTAATGCGTGCATCTGCATTAGGGCCTAACGACTTACGTTCTTGTTCTAAGTTTACTGTTGTGGTTTGAGCTACGTTAGCGTTCATTTCAACTACTTTTGAAACTAAGGCATCTAAAGCTACTTGGCTAACACCATAATCTTTAGCCCATGAAACTACATGGCTTTTAACTGGGTCTGTATCTGGAACTGATCCAAATGCGCCTAGATCATAATTGCCATCTGCTGGTGCTTTATGTTTGCCTTGTGAGATTTGCTTACGAAGATCTGTCCATGATTTTGCAATCGCTTCTAGATCTGGTTCTGAATCATCTTTCTTCCAGAAATTCTCTGGCCACCAATCTGGTCTTTCTAATGGACCATCATCTTCTGGTGTATCAAGATGTGATATTGCTGTTTTATTTGGATCTGCTTCTTGTGCCGCTGGTTCTACATTTACATTATCGAGTAGGCCAGTGTCTTGAGAAGATTCCTCAGAGCTACTAGGCTCGATTACGTCGTCTGTCATTTTATTTTCCTTGCGCGAATTAACCTTGCTTCCAAATCTCTGACCATGCTATTCTGACCTTCTCGGTAGTAAGCATAACTAGAATCGCTACCAGGCAAGGCAACTGGTTGCTCTAAAACAGATTGGCGTAACCAATCCATCAATTTTTGTCCATCTTCATCACCTAATACACGTAACGCTAATCTATCTAGATCTTCTCTAGCTTGACTAACATCTCTAATATCAAGTGGCAATCCTTGTTCTAAATCTTCCCAGCCAGCCATTACATACCACCTTGCTGTTTCATAGCACCTTTAACCATCTCTGGCACTGCTTCTGGTGCTGCTTGAGCTGCCATAGCAGCCATCTGCATTTGTTGTTGTTGGATCATCATGCGTTCTTCTGCTGTATTTAGAATACGTTGTGGCACTCCAAGCTTATCTGCTATAAACTCCATCATAGCATCAATTTTAATAATTGACTGAGCCTGTGGACCAGCACCTTGAACTATTTGCGCATACTGCAATACATTCTGCACTTCCTCCATAGCTTGAGCTTGTGCTAACGGAGCTACTGCTGATACTTTAATTTCAAGACCATTGACTTTAAGTGGTAAGTTAATCATGCCACGATCATCCATAACACCTAATATCTTAGTAACTAATGGAATCATTGTTTCATTAATTAAACGACCAAATGCTGACCCTAAATTTTGTGATAATTCCTTCATACGTTCTACAACTTCTGTTGCTGAACGTGCTGACATATTATCTGGTGGTAATGACTCATCAAGTAAGATACGTTTAATGCTCATACGTAAGTCATTCATAATGATTTGAGATACGTTAAAGTCGCCAGCGCGTGGCAATGGTTTTAATGATTCACCTTGTGGGCCACCATTACGTGCTACAGGAATAATAGCGCCAGGAATAATCTTAACTGTATTAGGATTTAATACGCCATCATCTGCTGCTGTATAAACACCAGCAATAGCCAATGAAGCATTCTTTAATACTAACTCTAATGTCTTGTTAAGTGTTTTAATATCTGGCAATGCAGTAATTAATGGACCACGACCATAGATCTCACCAGCTACTTTAGCGTAACGAGATACAATCCATGGGCTTCTAGTCATACGTCTATAAACTATTTCAGTTTTAGATTCTCTATGAATTACATGGTAACAAAAATCACCACGCTTTTGATCTAATATAGTAGCTTCAATAAAGTCTAAATCATCTGTTGGCTTTTGATCTATTTTCTTTTGTAGATCTTCTGGAATATTTGCATCTGACCATTGACGCATAATAGACTCGCCTTTAATACGCATACGTCTATATACATTATCTACTTGACCATTAGCACCTTCTTCAAATGACACTAAGAATTGTGGCACAGGAATAAAGTTAATTGGATTAATGTCATCACCAGGTTGCACCATCATTACAGCAGTGCCTACGGATAGATCTAATAAGAACTCACCAATAGCAATATCAAAGTTTGATTGCTTTAATGCAGCAAACATTTTATCTGAGTATATATCTAATGAAGCTTGAGCTTGTGCTTTACGCTCTTGTGGAATATCTGTGCCTGGCTCTAGTCTGCACCACTTACGTTGTGGTGGGAATATGCCAGATTGCATACGATTAGCAAATCGTTGTGTGGAATTAATGGCAGTAGCATCAAATACACGATTCATTTTCTTTTGGCCAGATGTCTTACCATCGTAATAGCCGTCATAAAGATTACGTTGTGGTAACGCAAACTCATAACATTCTTCGTATAAAGATCTAAAGTCCTCTTTTTTTGTTAGCGCTTTATCATGTCTTTTTAAAACATCATCAGCGGATAATCTCATCATCTCTGCCATATCAATCCTTTTTATTTCTATTTGCGAAGTTACGTGCTGCTTCTTTACTACCAAATCCCCATGCTTTTAGTGCTAACTTTAGTCTTGTTGGTCTGCCTTTTTCATCTGTTAATGGGCCAGCCATTCCACCAAATCGAGCAGCAAATGATACTCGTCTTGGGTTAGTGCCAGCCTTAACTGGTGCTTTTAGGTTTGAACCTTCTGTTCGTTTAAAGTATTTACGACCAGCTTCATTCAAACCACCTTTAGGATTCTGATATTTTTTTAATGGCATTATTCATACCACTCTAAAAATAATTCAGCCATGTGAGCAGAGCCACTTACATTAGTTAATCTAAATAAATATGTTGTTAATGGATTTAATACTATCTCTAAAGAGCTAGATCCACCACCGCCAGATTTTTTACCAGCTCCACCAGCAACAAGTTCTGCATCAATTTCAGTTCCAGTTACTGTTACAGTTGGATTAATTAATATTGCTGATTGACTTGTTGTTGCACTTGTTCTATTTCTTTTAACTGCTGTAAATGATGTGCCACCAGTTACAGTCGCACCTTCATACATGTAAAGTTCAGCATTACCACCACAACTTGCATCCATTAATATATGTGGATATACACCACTAGCCCACGCAATAGCTATATTACAACTTGCTCCATCTGCTAGTTTTGTTGCGCTTGGATATATTCTATATGCTTTAAAAGCTCTACCTTCATGTAAACGTAAGTGATTAACGTCTACAATAGGAAATGGCCTATCAGAGCTAGCAATATAACTTACGCCATCTTTGTCTACATAAGCTGGATTTACATGACGTGATTTAGTCGTGTCCGACTCACGCAATATATTAATTGCCATTATTTTTTCTTAGGCTTCATTGCTGTTTTAGCAGCTTTAATAAATGCATCATCTGTAGGTGCGCCAGGCGACCCAGGTTTGCGCATCTTTTCTTTAGAGCCAGATTCAATACGTTCACGTTTTTTGTGAATGTTGGCATAAAGTCCAGCTTTCATATTAATATCCTTTTTTAGTTTTGCCAGCTTCACTCATAGCAATAGCTACAGCTTGCTTTTGTGATTTAACTACTGGGCCACCTTTGCCAGAATGCAATGTGCCAGACTTATACTCGCGCATAACTTTCTTAACCTTGGCTTGCATTTTGTCTTGTTTCATTATATCTTTTCTCCAGTGCCTAAAGATGTATCAGATCCTAATGCATCTGGTGTAGCTACAGATGAAATCAATGATGATCGTCTTTGACGCGCACGTTTAGCAGCTGCTGATTCTGTTGCAGCACTTCTTTCTGGTGCTATATCTTTTACTACTGGTGGTGGTGGGGGTGGTGGTGATGGTGATGATCCGCCCATAATTAATATCCTCCTGTTGGTGGGGTTTCAGATCCTAGTGTTTCTTCAATACCAGTTTCTGGATTAAGTCTTGCTTCTGAAAGTAGCACACGCGATCCAGTCGCTGCTCTTGATCTACGTCTGCCAGCCATTTGTTCTTCTAAATTACGTTTATCTTCTAATGCCTTTGCTTCTGCGTCTGCCATTTGCTTGCGTTGCATAGCTAAACTTTCTTCGGCAGCAGAAGTGTCTGGCGATCCGCCAAATAATCCACCCATTACAATCTCCTTAATAAAGTAAAATCTTCCTGTGCTGGACTATATTTAGCCATAATACCCTCTGGCTCAAACTTTAAGGCTTGAGCAAAGCGCATAGCAACATTATCAGATGTTTTAACAGATATTTGCAATCTGTGCAAGTTAAATGTTATCCAACAGATATCTAAAAAGGCTTTTGACGCGCGAATCATGGCTATTGGATATCGCTTAGATTGC